TGGCGATTCATCTAATTACTTTACTGTAACGCCTAGTTCTGACAATAGTAATGGTGGAACCTTTACTTTAACAATAGCTGCAACAGATGGCGTCAATGGCGCTGTAAATTGGCCTATTGGTTTTACATTGCAGTTTCCAAGTTGGGCTACCGCAACAACATTAAATACACAACTTGATCCTAATACAGGAGTATTTGGCTGGGCTGGATATAATCTTTCCTTAGCTGGTAATATGCTTGCTGTAGCAGCCCCTCGTAGTACAACAACAGGATCTTCTGGTAGAGACGGCGGGGCGGCAGGACGAGTTCATATGTTTAAACGTAGTGGTGGTAGTGCTCCTAACTGGAGTAATGTTGCTAATATAATATCTACTAACAGCGGTCAATATCAATATTTTGGTACTAGTGTTTCAATAACACCAGACATATCTTCATCTGCTTTTTCAACATCAACTTCAAATTGGTTAGTAGTTGGAGAACCACAATTAGGATCTGAAGGGACAAATAAAGGAGCTAATGATCCAGATACTCAAATGGGTAGAATTTCTATTCACAGATATGTTGGTTCATCATGGTCTCATCATACGAATATTCCTAATAATACTACAGGAATTACAGGCCAGTTTGGCTTCACAGTTGATTATGACGCATCAGGAGAGCGCATCTTTATAGGAGCTCCTTGGGACAATAGCAAAAGAGGTAAGGTTTATGTATATAAAGGATCCGGAAGTGATGCTTCAAGAACTTTCACTTTAGAAGCAACATTAACAAATTCTAGCGGTGGTTCAGATGATCAGTTTGGATATAATGTAAAGTCCAATCAAGATGGAAGTATCTTAGCTGTTACTTCTTGGGGTTATGATTACAATGTTGCAAGAAAAGGGGCTGTAATAATATATACAAGATCCGGAACAACATGGACACAACAAGTGATAATTCAAGGTGGCGATACAGCTAATTATGATAATTTTGGAACTGGGTTAGATATAAACGATGCAGGAAATATGTTAGTTGTTGGCGCACCAGCGAATGACACTTCTTATGGAGATGCAGGTAAGGTATATGTTTTTACAGGTAGTGGGAGTTCCTGGACTCAAGTGTTCGCGGGACAACCTAGTGATATTGGAATTGATGATCAGTTTGGGCAAGATGTTGCAATATCAGGAAACGACATTATAGTAGGAGCAATAGCTAATCGTTCAACTTCATCAGGAAATCCAGTTGGAGCAGCTTATGTTTTTACTAATGATGGTTCAAATTATGGAATATTAAATATGTCATCTGACAATACATCCCACTTCTTTGATCACATTTCTACATTTGTATTACCGGGTCAATCATTTAGAAATCAAAAACCTACTAATATCATATTTAATAATAATGGTACTAAAATGTATATTATCTCTAGTTCAAAAACAATTGTTGAATATACTTTAGCAACAGCATATGATATATCAAGTGTAACGATAACACATGAAATAGACTCAAGAACAAGAATCCCTGTTCCAAAAGGTTTCAGATTCAATTCAGATGGAACTAAACTTCATATATTATCAGGTGTTAGTAGTGGCAGTGCTTATGGCAGAATGTTTGTTCAATATGATCTAAGTACAGCTTATGATTTATCAACTGCATCATGGGCAAATAATGATTATACAATACCTACTTCAATTGCAGGTGATTCAGGATCACCAGGTGTTGATAATAGTTTTGATAACTTTGAATTTTTTAATAGTGGTAATGGCGTGATAATGCCAGGACAACAAAATAGAAAAGTATTTCAATTCAGTTTATCCACTCCATACGATTTATCAACATTATCATATGATTCCAAATCAATACTTGTTTCATCAAGTGAGGAACCGAAATATGCATTATTTAATAATGATGGTACCAAATTATTTGCCGGTGGAGTTCAAACAGATAGAATTCGTACGTTTACTTTAAGTACAGCTTATGATTTATCTACAGCTAGTTATGATGGAGATTCAGGATCATTTCTTACAAATGATAGTATAGTACCAGGATCAAATATTAACGTGACAGATATTGTATTTAATTCCGCCGGTACTAAAATATATCTTACTACTGGCAATGGGGATTCTATTCATCAGTATACAACTGGAATATATAAACAACAAAAAAAATTAGACATCAGTACACTAGAAGATGGAGCATACCTTGGTATAGGTGTTGCTATAGAAGGAAATATAGCAGTTGTTGGCTCAAGAAATGCTAGTGTTGGTGGGCAAGCAGGTGCAGGCAATGCATATGTATTTGAATATTCATAATAGAACTAAACACAAAAAAATATTAAAAAAATTAGAAGGATAGATAGATGTCAATAAATTTTCCAAATAGTCCGTCAAATGGACAAACGCATACTAGTGGTGGAAAAACATATGTTTATAATTCTTCAAAAACTAGCTGGCTTGCAAATGCTATTCCTCCTTTTGATTCTGCTGTAATTGCAAATATAAAAACTCAAAATACTTTAGATTCTGCAGGTATTAATACAGTTATATCATCCTCTTCTGATGTTTTTGATTCTTCTCAAGTAATAAGTTTAGTTAGTACAAATTCAAATAAAGTATTTACTGTCGCAAATTTAGCAGCTTTAGGCGCGTTATCAGGAATGTCTACTGGCGATCAAGCAATAGTTACTGCTACTAATAAATTATATATGTATAACGGTACTGGCTGGTTTCTTATTGCTACAATAACTAATGGATCACCATCTGCTATAACTGGTGTTGATAGTAACTACGCATTAGCTACTGATGGAACTGCTATTGTTATAAATGCAATTGCAACTGATCCAGAAGGAGAAACATTGACATGGAGCTCATCAACCAGCGGTTTAACAAATGAAGCAACAGTTACTCAAGGAACTGGCGATTCATCTAATTACTTTACTGTAACACCTAGCACAACTCCTGCTCATGCTGGAACTTTTACATTAACACTAGGTGTAACAGATGGTGTTAATGGCGCTGTAAATTTTCCTATTGGTTTTACATTATCGTTTCCATCGCCATGGGCTGGCGCAACGCAACATTTTCGTGAAGAAGGTGGCTCCGGTGATCGGCTAGGGTATAGTATGGATCTTGATCGTAGTACCCATGAACTGGTTGTAGGTGTACCATACGCTGGTGCAGATGGTAGAGCTTATAGATACACATTCAATACTAGTACCAGCGTATGGTCTGGACCAATGAACTCATATGCGCCCAGTGACACAGCCGCTACGCATGCTATGGGATTTAGTGTGGCTATTCGCGATGGAGCAGTCGTTGCTGGATCATCCGGTTTAAATGTAGGTTCAACAGCTGCTGCAGGTGCAGTATATGCATTCTCAGGATCTCAAAAACAAAAAATTGTAAGAAGTACTCCTGCAGCTTATGACCAGTTTGGAAGAAATATTATGATGCAAAAGGTCGGATCAACAGGTAGATTAATATTTGTTGCATGTCAAGGTAAAAACGAAGGCAATCAAGGATCTGTAGAAATATATTACACAAGCAATCATGCGACTGCTAATTCATACTCTCGCACAACAAGTATGCAATCTCCTGATAGTAGTTGGCAGGGTGGGAACGGTTATTCATCTGAGTTTGGGAACACACTTGCTGGTGCTGGTTTTGGTACATCTAATCAATACTTTTTAATAGGTGATGGTGGTTATAATTCAGGAAGCGGAAAAGTTTATCTCTATAAAGGAACAGGGACAACTGGTTTTGCCCCAACTACATCTGGTGGAGCTGCTTTAGTTGAATTTGAAGCTCCAACAGGAGCTGAAGGTCTAGGAGTTTGGTCATACTTTGGTAATGGTATATCAATGAGTGGAGATACGACGACTATAGCAATTGGTCAGCCAGGAGGTCACATTACTGCATTAGGTAGTCCGTACGATTCTGGTCACGTATACATATATACAGGATCTGGTAGTTCATGGTCTTTACAAGCAAAACTTACCCCATCAGATTCTATTTTAAATCAGAGATTTGGACATTCGGTAAATTTAAGTGACGATGGTAACACAATTGCAATTGGTTCAAATCAAGCAGCTGCAGGATCTGCAACTGATAGTGGTGCAATATATATATTCGAAAGAAGTGGATCTACATGGTCTCAGTCAGCTAGGTTTAATCACACTCCATCTGATAATACTCCAGCATCTGATGGTTATGGAAAAAGTGTGGCTTTAACAGCTGATGCTTATAAAGCGGTTGTTTCTTCAGCACCAGGTGCAGTTGGTCTTAGCGGTGGAATAGTAGGATTCAAATACACATAAAAATATAAATAAGATTAAAGTAATTAGAAGGATAGCTAAATGTCAATAAATTTTCCAAACAGCCCATCAAATGGACAAACGCTTACTAGTGGTGGAAAAACATATACTTATAATTCTGCAAAAACAGTTTGGAAAAGTAGTAAACTATCAGGCCTAGATTCTGGTGAAGTGGTAAGTATACTTAATGCAAATGCGGTTGACTCTGCAGTTGTAAATTCAGTTTTATCATCTTCTTCTGATATATTGGATTCTTCTCAAGTAGTAAGTTTAGTTAGTACAAATTCAAATAAAGTATTTACTGTCGCAAATTTACCTGCTTTACTTGCAGTGTCAGGAATGTCTACAGGTGACCAAGCATTGGTTACTGGCACTAGTAAATTATATATGTATAATGGTACTGGTTGGTTTCTTATTGCAACAATTCTTAATAATGCGCCATCTGCAATATCTGGAGTTGATAGCTCTTATACATTAGCTACTGATGGAACTGCTACTGTTATAAATGCAATTTCAACTGATCCAGAAGGATTACCTCTTACATGGAGTTCGTCAACTAGTGGTTTAACAAATGAAGCAACAATTGCTCAAGGATCTGGAGATTCATCTAATTACTTTACTGTAACGCCTAGTTCTGACAATAGTAATGGTGGAACCTTTACTTTAACAATAGCTGCAACAGATGGCGTCAATGGCGCTGTAAATTGGCCTATTGGTTTTACACTATCATTTCCATATAATCTATCGACAGCTTCTCAAACTGCTGGTCCTTTAAAGGTTTCTAATGCTGGCCAAGACGACCGTCTTGGTATGATGGGTAATTTAGATATGGCCCGTGGTGGTTTATATTTTATAGTTGGTGCTGATCTTGAGGACACTGGTAATGGCAATGCCGGTTCAGCTTACATATATTTTTATAATGGTTCTAGTTGGTCAGAGCAAGCTCGAATACAACACAGTGACGATGCAAGTCAAGATAGATTTGGAATGGCAGTCGCGATTAATAGCGATGGTACTACTGCAGTTGTTGGAGCCTGGAATAAAAGCGGAGGGGGAGCTGCATATATTTTTACTAGATCAGGTACATCTTGGACACAACAAGCAAAATTAACTGCTAGTGATACATCTTCTTATTTTGGAACTTCTGTCGCTATAATAGACGACGGTAGTAGGGTAGCTATAGGAGACTATAATAATACTACTCCTAGAGCAGTTGGTGCAGGAGCGGCTTATATTTTTACAAGAAGCGGAACATCGTGGTCACAACAGCAGAAAGTTTATGCAGATGACGGTAATGCCGGCGACCATTTCAGTGGTTATGAAGATGGTAGAGCTTTATCACTTTCTGGAGATGGATTGTATCTTGTTGTAGGAGCTTATAGCTATGATGCTGGTCATCAACATAACGGTGCTGCTTACCAATATGCATGGACCGGGAGTGCTTATGGTGGTCAGAGAGTAGTTAGATATACAGATTTCAGTAGCCTTCCCAATTATAGCAATGGTTTTGCTTATTTTGGTTGGTCTGTAGATGTAAGTGGTGATGGTTTAACAATGATCGTTGGAGCAAAATGGGCTCAAGGTAGTAGTTCAGGACTCGCAATGATTTACGTTAGATCTGACATTTATTGGTCATACCAAGCAACATTATCGGGTAGTGATATATCAACTAGTACGCTAGCTGAATTTGGACATGTAGTAAGTTTAACTACAGATGGTAATTCAGCTATGGTAGGTGCAAAGTCAAAAGACGGAACAACTCAAGGTGCTGTATATTTTTTCTCTAGATCTGGAACGAGCTGGACACAGGTTAAGAAAATTTCTGCTAGCAATGCTGCCAACAATGCTTTTTATGGATCTGGTGCAGATATAAGTGGTAATGGAAGTGTTGCTGTTGTAGCCGCTGGAAACGAAGATACTACTGCAAATAATTCAGGTGCAGTTTATACAATAGGTTTTACACAATAATAGATTAAATAAATAAAGTAAAATATTAATAAAATTAAAGTAATCAGTCTGTATAAATAGTATAAACTCTTGGGGAAAGTGAACCAATGACAAATTTTAAAAATTTCGTAGTTCGAAAAGGACTTGAAGTTACTGAATCTATAAAACTTAATGGTAAAACAGTTACAAGTTTAATTGATTCCGCCGGAACAACATCTCTTATTGATTCATCTTATGTACAAGCTAGATCTAGTGGTAATGATTCAGCAACCACAATTGCTTTAATCGATTCATCTTATGTACAAGCTCGATCTAGTGGTAATGATTCAGCAACCACAATTGCTTTAATCGATTCATCTTATGTTCAGACAAGACAAGTTGATCCAGTTTCAGCATTCACTACTATATCAGTTACTGGTCAAACAGATATTGTTGCAGACGGAGATGGAGCAAGTCCAATTTGGTCTCAATCAAATCAACAAACAAAACTAGTTGCTTCAGATGGAGCTACGCAACATTACTTTGGCCAAGAAATTGCAGTATCTCAAGATGGAAATACAGCTATTATAAGTGCAGAGCAAGAAAATACTACTGCTACTAAATCAGGTGCTATATATGTATTTGTAAGATCTGGTTCAACATGGACACAACAAGCTAAATTGAAAGCTAGTGATCCAGGAACTGAAAATAACTTAGGAAGATCTCTAGATATTTCAGATGATGGAAATACAGTTGTTGCTGGAGCTCCATTTAATGGTAACACAAGCGCCCAGAGCAATATTGGTGCTATATATGTTTGGACAAGAAGTGGATCTACATGGTCAAGCGCAACAAAAATAAGAGGATCAGATACTACAACTTCGAATTTGTTTGGATTTGGATCTTCAATATCAGGCGATGGTTTGACAATTGCTGTAGGAGCTACGAGTGTTAAAAAAGGTTATATATTTGTATATTCAGGAGGAAGTTGGTCACAACAAGCTGCGATAGCCAATCCAACCGGTACTACACTCAACTCTGATTTTGGTAACAAATGTGCTTTATCACAAGATGGTAATACTATGGTTATGACAGCACGTCATGATCATGGTGCGTTAGTTGATTATGATGGAGCAGCTTATGTTTTTGTAAGATCGGGAACTAGTTGGTCATTGCAACAAAAAATACAAGCATCAGTGGCTGAAGAAAGTTTTGCAAAATTTGGGGAGTCGTGTGATATTTCATGGGACGGCAACACTATAGCTATCGGATGTTACAAGTGTGATACTAATTCAGGTGCTGTATTTGTATTCACACGATCTGGATCAACGTGGACTCAAGAACAAAAAATCCAACCAACTGATATTGCTCAACAAGATTTATTTGCAATTACAGTAGGAATAAGCGGTGATGGTAATTCAATTGTAGCAGGATCATACAATGAAGATACCGCATACGGTAATGCAGGAGCTCTATATGCTTTCTCAAGATCTGGAACCACGTGGTCACAAGAAATTAAATTGTACGCAAGCGATGCTGCCTCTAATGATGAGTTTGGTTATGGCGTAGCTATAGCAAAAGACAATGGAACAGTGATTGGTGGTGCTAGATTTGAAGCCGCTAGCGGAGTTAGATCCGGATCAGCATATGTATTCACAGCGCCATTATCAAGTGCTTTACGTGATACACTTTCAATTGAAGCTGGTACTGGAATAACTATTACAACTAATGCTACTACTGATACAGTTACAATTGCTGCAGCAGGTTTAGATTCTGCCGGAGCAACATCTCTTGTTGATTCATCTTATGTACAAGCTAGACAAACTAAATATACAAATGCGGATTTTACTGATTCAGCTTATGTTACTACACAAATCAATAGTGTAATAGATGCTGCACCTGGAGCTTTAGATACTTTAAACGAATTAGCAGCTGCACTTGGAGACGATGCAAACTTTAGTACAACGATTACAAATCAAATTGCAGGTAAATTAGATTCAGCAAGTACGACTGCTCTAGTCGATTCATCTTATGTACAAGCAAGAGTAACAGCTGCTGCTAGTGGTAATGATTCAGCAACCACAATCGCTCTTATTGATTCATCTTACGTTCAAACAAGGCAAGTTACTCCTGTTTCATCATTTAATACTATATCGGTTACTGGTCAAACAGATGTTGTGGCAGACACAACAGCGGTGAGTTGGCCACTTGCAACAGAACAACAAAGACTTAGGAATACAGATTGGTATGCATCCGATGCTTTTGGTTCACATATGGATATGGCAGGTAATTATGTAATAGTAGGGGCTCACTATTATGACGAAAGTCCTTATGAAAATAATGGTGCAGCTTTTATATTCTTTAGATCTGGAACTACATGGACTCAGCAAGCAAAGTTAACAGTTAGCACTAGCGCTCATCAATATCGTATGGGTACTAGTGTTGCACTTAATGCAGATGCAACAGAAGCTATAGTAACTATAAACTCTTCAAACGTTTCAGGAGCTTCAGTAACAGTATTTACCAGATCAGGAACAACTTGGACAGAAGGCCAAACAATAGTGTCATCAGGTTTGGCTGGTAGTGATCCTAAGTGGGGCACTACGGGTAATATAAGTATTAACGGAAACCATTTTATAGTAGGAGCTAAAGACGATATAGGTTCTAGTACCACCACTGATCGTTGGGGTTCTGCATGGGTGTATTACAAATCTGGATCAACATGGGGATTACAGCAGGAATTAATTGCATCAGATGTTGCGACTGTTGCCGATGCTAATTTTGGAGCCTATATTAGTATGCCTACTGATTCAATAGTAGCAATTGGAGCACCGGGTTATGACAATTCTAATGGTAGAGTATATATTTTTGAAAGATCTGGATCAACATGGACAGAAACACATAAGATTTCAGCTCCTGTTGATGCTAGCACTCCAAAAGACTTTGGAGCTGGTGTCGCACTAGACGGCGACTATCTAGCAATAGGCGCATCAAGAATTAATTCAAACACTGGTAAAGTTTATATTTATAAGAAAGTAAGCGGATCGTGGACTTCTCAAACAAGTGTCACAGCATCTGATGCTGCAACTGGAAAATATTTCGGTCAAGGAATACAATTAAAAGGTGATACATTATTAGTAGGAGCTTATGCTGCTAACACTGCTTATGTTTTTACTAGATCCGGATCTACGTGGACCGAAGTTAGAAAAATAGTTGGAACCACGTTAAATGGATCAGGATCTACGCCTACTGCAATTGGCGGACAGTTCAGCGATGGTCTCTCATTAAATAGTAATACTGCTTTTGATGATTTTATTGTAGGCACCTCGAATCAAGGTGTGTATGTAGTCACAGCAGGACAAAGCGCTTTATATTCAGATACTCTTACATTTGAAGCTGGTACTGGAATAACTCTTACAACTAATGCTACCACTGATACAGTTACAATTGGTGGAACATTAGCTGGTTTAGATTCTGCTCAAACCACTGCTTTAGTCGATTCATCTTATGTACAAGCAAGAGTAACAGCTGCTGCTAGTGGTAATGATTCAGCAACCACAATTAATCTTATTGATTCAGATTATGTTCAATCAAGACAAGTTACTCCTGTTCCAGCGTTTACTAAAGTATCAATTGCTGGTCAAGGCGATGTCGTGGCAGATGCAGATGCTGCAACTGGAAACTGGGCAAGTAGTACACAACAAGTTAAGTTATTAGCATCAGACGCTGCTGCTGGCGATGCTTTAGGTCATTCAGCATCTATAAGTAAAGATGGAACATACGCAGTAGCTGGAGCATATAACGAAGATATTAATGGAAGCAATTCTGGATCAGCGTATATCTATATAAGATCAGGTACAACATGGACACAACAAGCTAAAATAGATCCAAGTGATGGACAATCAGATGATTATTTTGGTACTTCAGTTGACATAGATGCTGATGGTGATACTGTAGTAGTTGGAGCAAGGAAAAGTAGTAGTAATGCTGGTAACGTATACATCTTTACTAGATCAGGAACTAGTTGGTCTCAACAAGCAAAATTAAGTAGACAAGGGTCGTCACCTAATTCTTTTGGTACTTCTGTTGGTATCACTGATGATGGTAATACTGTAGTTGTAGGTAGTAGTGGAGGTAGTCCTACTAACTCTGGTTATATGGCAATATATAATAGAGCAGGAACAAGTTGGGCACATGCACAAACAATAACAGCCTCAGATGCTGCAGCACAAGATTATTTAGGATTAGATGTATCTATATCTGGAGATGGAAATTATGTTGCTGCAGGCTCAACTGAGGATAACTCAGGTGCTGGTGCCAGTTCAGGCTCTGCATATGTTTTTGTTAAATCAGGTTTCAATATAACTAGTCCAACACATGATGTTGAAGCTAGGATGACCGGAGGAGGATCTGCTTCTGTAAATGAGTTAGAAGACCCTCATGGTATTGCATTTAACGCTGACGGAACAAAAGCATTTGTAGTTGGTACTGGTGGTGACACCGGTGATCTAGTTATTCAATATTCATTATCTACTGCTTATGATTTAAATTCTATAACTTTCGATGATGTTCGTTTTAGTGTAGCTTCTCAAACAACCTATCCATCTGGTATATTTTTTAAACCTGATGGTACTAAAATGTATATATCTTCTTCAACAGATCAAGCATCTGGTACACATGCTGTTTTTCAATACTCTTTATCAACAGCATTTGATTTATCTACAGCATCATATGATAGTGTATCTATAGATATAAGAGGAGCTAGTGAAGGTGGTGTTAATAGAGCTTTTTCAATAGCTTTTAAACCTGATGGTACAAAAATGTTTATTGTAAACAAACCTTATCCAGTAGCAGGAGCGGTTTTTGAATATCATTTATCAACACCATGGGATATTAGTTCGTTTTCTTATGATTCAAATAAAAGTATTAGTACACAAACAAATGCTCCAGCTGGTATTGCTTTCAATACAGATGGAACACAAATGTTTATTAATGCTACGAATAGTTTTATCTTTTTATATAATTTAACTACAGGTTATGATGTTTCAACAGCGTCTTATAGTAATACTAGTATTGAATTATCCACAACAGATAATAATACTAGAGGAATTACATTTAACCCTACAGGAACAAAATTATATAGATGTGGTGCTAGTGACGATAGAGTTGATCAATTTTCAACTACTTCATTTGCTCAACAAGCTAAGTTAGTGTCATCGGATTCACAAGCTTATGACAAATTTGGATTCTCTATGTCATTAGATATAGATGGAAATACTTTAATAGTAGGTGCGCCGGAAGAACGTCCAAACAGTGTAATTAGTGCTGGAAGTTGTTATATCTTTACTAGATCTGGAACTACGTGGTCTCAACAAGCGAAGCTAGTTAGTTCTATAAATTTCTTAAGAGGCGAATTTGGTCATGGTGTATCAATTTCAGATGATGGTAATATTGCAGTAGGTGTTGCAATAAGATATCAGGTTAATAGTGTTGAAGTAGGAAGTGGTTTTGTATTTGAAAGAGTTGGATCAACTTGGACAGAAACTAAACAATTATTAACAAGTGACACGCATGGCGGTAAATTGGCATACGAACGTAAAGCATTAGAAATATCAGGTAATGGCCTATACTTTATTGCTGGAGTTGAAGGTGCAGATGCTGGAGGTTCTAATGCAGGAGCTGCATATGTATGGAATGCGCCGTTAGGATTAATGATACAAGATACTCTTACACTTGAAGCTGGTTCAAATATAACTCTTACAACTACTGCAGGTACTGATACAGTTACAATTGCTGGATCAGCAGCAGGTTTAGATTCAGCAAGTACGACTGCTTTAACAACTGCTTTAATTGACTCATCTTATGTTCAAGCTAGACAAACTAAATATACAAATGCAGATTTTACTGATTCGGCTTATGTTACTACACAAATCAATAGTCTGATTGGTGGTGCACCAGGAACTCTAGACACTTTAAATGAAATAGCAGCTGCATTAAATGATGATGACTCTGCTTATTCAACTCTTGTAGGTTTAATTAGTGCAAAATCTGATCTCGATTCTTCAGCAGCAATATCTCTTATTGATTCTGATTACGTTCAAGCTAGACAAGAAGCAGCAATTACTCAATCTGCAACAGCACCAGCTAGTCCTTCATCTGGAGACATGTGGTTTGATACAAATGATGCTTCTTTACTCGTGTATTATACAGATAGCGACGGCGCGCAATGGGTTGATATATCCGGTTCCACTGGTCCTACAGGCGCTACAGGCGCTGCTGGTCCTACAGGTGCGACCGGCACTGTAGCAAATGCTACTCAATCTGATACTGCCCCTTCCAGTCCTGCAGCTGGCGATTTATGGTTTGATACAACCGATGCAACATTATTTGTATACTATACGGATAGTGACGGTTCACAATGGGTAACTGTTTCAGGTCCTGCAGGTGCTACAGGTGCTACAGGTGCTGTCGGGCCAGCAGGCGTCAATTGGCAATCATCTATAATTACTGATTCAGCTGTAAACGTATCTGCAGGTAATGGATATTTTATAGATACAACTAGTAATATAGTAACAGCAAGTTTACCTGCTACAGCAAGTGTAGGAAATGCTATAACATTTGTTGATTATGCTAGAAACTGGAATACTAATAATTTTCAAATACATTCTGCTAATGGAACTAAACTTCAAGCAGAAACTGATTCCGATACAGCATATACCTTAGATGGGCAGTCATTACAATTAATTTACTCTGGAGACTCGCAAGGGTGGATTCCAATAAGTGATGATGCTGTTGCTAAATTAGCAAATACTCCAGCGCCACCCGGTACTTTTGATTTCTTAGTTGTCGGTGGCGGCGGCGGTGGAGGAGGCTGGACTGGTGCCGGTGCCGGTGCTGGAGGTTATAGAACATCAACACAAACTGTTTCGGCAGTAAATGTTACAATTACAGTTACAGTAGGTGCTGGTGGTACTGCCGGAATTCATGGTGGCAGTCAATCAAGAGGCGTTAATGGAGGAGCTTCACAAATATCTGGATCTGGTTTTACTACTATTGCTTCTGCCGGCGGTGGAGGTGGTGGTGGATATACTTCAAATAGTAAGGAGACTGGCGCTGATGGGGGATCTGGTGGCGGAGCTGGTCATAGATCTACGTCTCCTGGCTCAGGTAACGTACCAAGCACATCTCCAAGTCAAGGTAATGATGGTGGAGATGGCAGTTCACAATCATACAATATGGGAGGAGGCGGTGGCGCTGGAGCAGTAGGTAATGATGGTTATAATAATGCATCTGGTGGCGAAGGTGGTATAGGCGTAGCAAACAATATAACAGGCGCATCAGTGTACTATGCTGGCGGAGGATCAGGAGCTTTACAATCTAATAGAAGTCCTCAAGGATTTAATCCTGCGCCTGCTGGTGGAGGCGGCCGCGGTGGAGCCTATGGAGGTGCAGCAGGTACAGCAGGCACACCAAATACAGGTGGTGGAGGTGGCGGACACAGAGATGTTAATGGGTATGCAGGTGGATCAGGTATTGTAATTATTAGAGTTCCAACGAGTCAGTATTCCGGAACAACTTCTGGAAGTCCTACAGTCACCACAAACGGCAATAATACTATTATTAAATTTACAGCTTCAGGGAGTTATACAACATAATGGCGCATTTTGCAAAAATAGGATTAAATTCAAAAGTTATGGAAGTGATTGTTGTTCATAACAACGAATTACTAGATAGTAATGACGTTGAACAAGAAATAAATGGAATTAATTTTTTATCTAACTTAACTGGTTGGGCTATTTGGAAACAAACATCCTTTAATACACATGGTAATGTACACAGTGGTGGTGGTACGCCTTTCCGTAAAAATTATGCAGGTATTGGCTATATTTACGATGAAGACCGAGATGCTTTTTATCATCCTCAACCTTATACGTCTTGGACACTAAATGAAACTACATGTTTATGGGAACCGCCAGTCGCTTATCCAGATGCTGATAGCGATGAAATTTATTCATGGAATGAAGAAACGACTTCTTGGGATCTAAGTTAATGTCAGCTCTCATAATAAAACTAAAGTAATCAAAGGATAGATAGATGGCAATAAATTTTCCAAATAGCCCGTCAAACAATCAGTCGTATACCAGTGGCGGAAAAACATATACTTATAATTCCACAAAAACAGTTTGGACAGTAAACCAAACGCTTGGTTATGATTCTGATACGGTTATTAATTTAATTAGTACAAATGCGAATAAAGTATTCACTGTCGCAAATTTAACTGCTTTAGGCGTATTAACAGGAATGTCTACAGGTGATCAAGTAATAGTTACTAGTAATAATAAATTATTCATGTATAATGGCACTGGTTGGTATCTTATTGCTACAATCGCTAATGGATCACCATCTGCCATAACTGGTGCTGACAGTGATTACACATTAGCTACTGATGGAACACCTATTACTATAAATGCGATCTCAACTGATCCAGAAGGAGGAACACTGACATGGAGCTCATCAACTAGTGGTTTAACAAATGAAGCAACAATTACTCAAGGAACTGGTGATTCATCTAATTATTTTACTGTAACGCCTAGCACAACTACTACACATGGTGGTACTTTTACTTTAACAATAGCTGTAACTGACAACGTTAACGGCGCTGTAAATTTTCCTATTGGTTTTACATTAGAATTTGCTCCTGATTGGTCTAGTACACCTGCCAGCATTGCAGCGATCGTACCTTCTAATTTAGCTGCCAATGATGCTTTTGGTATAGAAGTTGACATCGATCGTAATTATGCAGTTATTGGTGCACAAGGTAGATCCGATAATGTAAATTCAGGAGGTGGAGCATACGTATATTATAAATCAGGAGGTACGTGGAGTCAACAAGCGCTATTGCTTCCTCCATCATTGTCTGCTAGCTCACTTGCTGGTAATGGTGTCGCAATAGGTGGAACGTCTGAAGGTGCAGTAGTTGCGATTGGGGCATATGCCCATTATGATGGTACCTACAGAGGAAAAGCTTCGTGGTTTACTAGATCAGGTACAACTTGGTCACACGCAGCTAGCGTGAATGGACCAGGCTCGAACCATACAACTTTTGGAAAATTTATAAAGATGAGTGGAAATACAACTATAGTATGTGCACAGGCTGATGATACTGGCAGTACTAATGCTGGAAGAGTTTATGTATATACAGGATCTGGTGTAGCACAAGCAAACTTCGCTGGTAGTGATACTGCATCAGCTGATGCATTTGGAAAGAATGCCGATATTGATGGTGATTTAATAGTTGTTGGAGCAGATGGTCATGATACTGGTGGTAGTAATAGAGGTGCTGCATATGTATTTGAAAGATCTGGAACTACGTGGACACAAAAAGCAAAATTAACTAGTCCTTCAGATCTTGTTGATGGTGATAATTTTGGAGTAAGAGTTGCATGTCATGAAGGTGCTAATGGAACAAATACAATTGCTATTGGTTGTAAAACACCTACTAGTGCCGGAAAAGTATATATTTTTACTGGATCAGGAACTAGCTATACTCAACAAGCTAAAATAGTACCTGCTGATATAGCAGCTGGAGATAAATTTGGTGGTAGTGATGGAGGCACAGGTGTTGAATTTGATAAAGGCCAGGCCCAAGGAGATGTTCTTTTTATAGCTGCACCTTTTGATGATGATTCAGTATCAAATTCTGGCTCAGTTTATATCTTTAGTAGGTCTGGAACAACGTGGAGTCAAACTCATAAATTAAATGCATTTACTGTTGGACCTACAGCCACTGGATTATTTGGTTATGGTATGGGAGTAGACAAATTTGGTAATCTAATAGTTGGCGCTTCAAACGACAGCACTAGTTTTTCTGGAGGTGGTGCTGCTTATATCTTTGACGCTCAGTAATAAAAAAAGATATAAATATAATTAAAGTAATTAGAAAGATAAATAGATGGCAGCTCCTAATTCACGCGCAACTCTTATAGATTATTGTAGAAGACGTTTAGGCGAACCAGTAATTGAAGTAAATGTTGATGAAGATCAGCTCGAAGACAGAGTTGACGAAGCTCTACAGTACTATCGTGAGTTTCATTCAGATGCTACTGTGAGAACATATCTTAAGCACTTAGTTACAGCAGATGATGTTACGAATCAATATATACCTTTAGCAAACAATATAATATTTGTTTCTAAAATGTTTCCTGTTGCAGGCGGTATTGTTGGTGGTAGTGGAATGTTTGATATAAAATATCAAATGATGTTGAATAATATTCATGATTTAGTAAGCTTTGCTGGTGACTTAGCATACTATGAACAAATGCAACAATATCTGTCTACATTAGATATGAAATTAAATGGCACGCCTCAGGTTCAGTTTTCTAGAAGACAAAACAGACTTTATGTATTTGGTGATTTTGTTGATGGCGATATTAAAGTTGGTGATTATATTGTAGCTGAAGTTTATACTGAAGTGAGTGATGTTGATCATACCTCAATATTTAATGATATGTTTATAAAAGAATATACCACTGCATTGATAAAACAACAGTGGGGCCAGAACTTAATTAAGTTTGAAGGAATGCAATTACCTGGAGGCGTTATTTTAAATGGAAGACAATTGTATGATGATGCTACTGCTGAGATAGCTACTCTTAGAGAAAACATAAGATTAGAACACGAATTTCCACCAGACTTTTTTGTAGGATAATATGGCAACAAATTTATACTTTAGTCAAAAAGTAAGATCCGAGCAGAATCTCTATGAAGACATAGTTATTGAAGCGCTTAAAACTTATGGTCAAGACCTTTATTACTTACCAAGAGATATTGTGAATGAAGATAAGATATTCGGAGATGATCCAGTATCAAGTTTTAATTCGTCGTATATGCTTGAAATGTATATTGAGAATACAGAAGGGTTTGAAGGTGAAGGCGATCTCTTTACAAGATTTGGCGTAGAAATACGTGATGAAGCTACATTTATAGTATCAAGAAGAAGATGGGCAGCAACTGTACAAAGGTATGATAATGAGATTACAACTCAAAGACCAGCCGAAGGCGACTTAATATATCTTCCTTTAAGTAAATCTTTTTTCCAAATAATGCATGTAGAACATGAACAACCATTTTATCAATTAAGTAACTTACCAGTATACAAAATGAGATGTCAACTATTTGAATATACTGGAGAAGATATGGACACTGGTGTTGATGCCTTAGATAGTCTTGAAATTAAATACGCATACAAGTATATTTTATCGCTAGATAATACAAGAGATAGTGCTGAAGCTTCTGCAACATTAAGTAGTGGTGTGTTACAAAGTATAAATATTACTGATAGTGGCAGTAATTATTTTGTAGTACCAACAGTAACAATAAATGATAGCACAGGATCTGGCGCTGTAATAACTGCTTCAATTGATAGTAATAATGGTAAAGTTAATGGACTTACAATTACGAATGGTGGTTCTAGTTATGTCAATCCTATAATAACATTTTCAAGTCCAGCAATTACTGCTTTTCAAGTAGGAGAAACAATCACGTCTCCAATTGGTGACACCATTATGAGAGGCGAAGTAGCAAAGTATTCAGATTCTGATGATAAATTACATATCATTCATGCAGGAGCTGACGACGGTAAATATCATACCTTTGCTACAAGTAAGCACGTATTAGGATTAAAATCTGGTGCTGGCGGAGTTATTTCGCTAGTAGTAGAAGATAATCAATTATCAGAGAACGAGCAAAATACAGACTTTTCAACAGGAGCGGACTTCATTGACTTTAGTGAATCTAATCCATTCGGCGATGTGAGTAATAACTAATGTTTGGTGGACACTTTTATCATTCTAAAACTAAAAAAGCTGTGGCGCTGTTCGGCAGGCTTTTTAACAATATATATGTTATAAGAAAAAACTCATCTGGTGCAGTAATAAGTCAACTTAAAGTTCCGTTGTCATATGCACCAAAACAAAAGTATCTTGAAAGAATAAGAGAAAATCCAAGTTTAAGAGAAGATACACAAGTTGCAATTAAGTTACCAAGATTATCTTTTGAGATTACATCTATTTCATATGATGCGCAAAGGCAATTAGCTAAAGTTGGAAATTTTACTACAAATTCTTCCACTGGTGAAAATACTAAAAGACAACGTTTTTTTAATCCAGTACCATATTCAGTTAATTTTCAATTAAACGCATACGCTAAATCACAAGATGACGCATTACAAATTGTAGAACAAATACTTCCTACGTTTAATCCACAGTATTCAATGACTATAAAACCATTTTCATCTGAATATCCAGAGTTTAAAGAAGACATACAAGTTATTATACAAGGTGTATCTTTTTCAGATGATTTTGAAGGTGCAATAGAACAAAGAAGAACAATAATTTATACGTTGGACTTTGAAATGAAATTAAGTTTTCATGGTCCAATTTCAGACACTAGTATCATACGCGATGCTAGAGCAAAAGTATTTGATATTAAAGCAGGTCTCAATGATTCTGATGTAGGATTAGAAACAATAGTTGTTACGCCTAATCCTATAAATACTATAGGACTTGATGATAGTACTTTTGGATTTTCAACCAATATTTTAGATAGTGCGAGTTAAATATGTATACATACAGATGTAAAGTAGTAAAGATAATTGATGGAGACACAGTTGATGTTGATATTGATTTAGGTTTTGGAGTGTGGTTACACAAAGAAAGAATAAGATTATATGGTATTGATACACCAGAATCAAGGACAAGAGATCTTGAAGAAAAAAAATACGGATTGGCTGCTAAAAAGTTTTTAACAGGAATGCTAGACGACGAAGCTGGCATTCTACTTAAAACACAAAAAGATGCTGAAGGAAAATTTGGCAGAATTTTAGGTGAACTGTGGAGAACAACAAACTATGCAGATCAATCAATAAATGATTATTTAGTTGAAAAACACCATGCAGTAAGTTATTATGGTCAATCTAAAGATGATATTGAAGCTGCGCATCTTAAGAATCGTGAGTTAGTTATATTAAATGAGTAAAAAAGATATGGAAAAGTTCTTCCCTCCAGAAGAAAAAAACATTGATAATGATTACAAATATTCTAGAGATACATATTATGAACTTGTGGAAAAAGGAAAACAAAGCTTAGAGCTTATGATGGAAGTTGCACGTGAAAGTGAGCATCCTCGAGCGTTCGAAGTGTTATCAGGAATGATTAAAAATATTTCTGATGTAAACGATAGGCTAATGGATCTTAATAAGAAAAAGAAAGACATTGACAAAAAAGATGATGTTAAAAATGTTGCAAACACTACTAACAATCTCTTTGTAGGTTCCACCACTGAGCTTCAAAAGCTACTAAAGAATGAATCGGAAATAGTGAATGTCACTCCAAAACCGGAATGAAAACTATCTAGGTAATCCTAATATAAAAAAAGACGGTATTACCACAAACTTTACAAAAGAACAAGTACTTGAATACGCGAAGTGTATGCAAGATCCTGCATACTTTGTTGAAAAATATGCTAAGATTATTTCTTTAGATAAAGGTTTAGTTCCATTTGAATTATATCCTTATCAACAAAAAATGTTTAAGCAGTTTCAGTCACATAGATTTAATATTGTATTAGCATGTAGACAATCTGGAAAATCAATATCAGCGTGCGGATACTTATTATGGTTTGCGTTATTTCAATCAGAAAAATCTATAGCAGTATTAGCTAACAAAGGCGCAACTGCTCGAGAGATGTTAGCAAGAATAACTATTATGCTTGAAAACATTCCGTTCTTTCTACAACCAGGTTGTAAAGCTCTTAATAAATCAAATATAGATTTTAGTAATAATAGTAGAATAATTGCAGCAGCTACAACAGGATCATCTATTCGTGGTCTTTCTATAAACTTATTATATTTAGATGAGTTTGCTTTTGTTGAACGCGCAGCAGAATTTTATACATCAACTTATCCAGTGGTATCATCTGGTGGAGAAACAAAAATTATAGTAACATCTACTGCAAATGGAATAGGAAACACTTTTCATAAAATATGGGAAGGATCTATTCAAGGAGTAAATGAATATAAAAATTTTAGAGTTGATTGGCATGATGTTCCAGGCCGTGATGAAAAATGGAAAGAAGAAACAATAAACAATACGTCACAAATACAATTTGATCAAGAGTTTGGTAATACATTCTTTGGAACTGGTAATACATTAGTAAATGCTCAAACATTATTAAATTTAAGAGCTAAGCCAGCAAAAAGATATTTAGAAGGTGGAGACTGTTTAGTTTATAAAGAACCTATTAAAGGTCATGAATATCTTCTAGTTGCTGATGTGTCAAAGGGAAGAGGCCAAGACTATTCATCTTTTAGTTTGATCGACATTAACGTTCGCCCTTTCGAGCAAGTTGTTGTATATCGCAATAATACTATCTCGCCTTTACTCTTCCCTAATATTATATATAAGTACGCGAATGTCTACAATGAAGCTTATTGTATTATTGAATCAAATGATCAAGGTTCTGTTGTGTGTAATGGTTTATATTATGATTTAGAATATGAGAATGTACATGTAGAATCTGCAATTAAGGCAAATGCAGTAGGTATAGATATTAATAGAAAATCTAAAAGACTTGGATGTAGCGCATTAAAAGATTTATTAGAAAACAATAAGTTAACAGTAGTAGACGAACAAACAATATTAGAGATCTCAACATTTGAAGCTAAAGGACAGTCTTATGAAGCTGCAGTTGGTAACCATGACGATTTAGTTATGAACTTAGTTATGTTTGGTTTTTTTGTATCATCAGCTTACTTTTCTAATTTGACAGATATTAATATTAAAGATATGATATTTAAGCAAAAATTAAAAGAAATTGAAGATGACATAGTACCTTTTGGATTTATTGATAACGGTAATGAAAATGCTAAAAGAATCGAACCAAGCGTAGATCACCCATGGGCTATAGAATATGATAGAGACTTGTAAAATTATAAATAATGGTAATAACAATTGAATATTCTTATTATGGTAATCGTATAATAAAAGGAAGATAAAATGGCACTAGGTACACCGTCAGAAAGTCCTGCGGTTGTTGTCAAAGAGATAGACCTGACTGGTGGCGTTCCAAACGTACAGTCAACTACAGGCGCAATCGTAATAAATTCAAGGTGGGGACCTGTTGAGCAAAGAGTTAAACTCAGTTCAGAAGCAGAACTGGTTGAAAAATTCGGCTCTCCAGATTCAGCAACCACCTTTTCATTTCACCAAGCTAATTTCTTTTTGAAGTATTCAAACGCACTTCAAACAGTAAGAGTAATTGATGGCACTGCTAAAAATGCTGTGTCAACAACTGGTCAAACAGCTGCAGCTAATCCACCTGCAGAAGTAGTGAAAAATGAAAATAGTTTTTTAAGTCAACAATCTGCTTTGGATTCAGATCTACATACGTTTGTAGCAAAATATCCAGGAGCTCTTGGAAACAGTTTACAAGTTTCTATGTGTCCGCAGTCTGCAGCAGATTCTGCGTTTACGTCATGGGCGTATAATAATGAATTTGATCAAGCTCCAGGAACATCCGATTTTGCTACTAAAAATAATGCAACAAACGATGAAGTACACCTTGCAGTTATCGATAAAACTGGAAAATTTACTGGAGTACAAGGTACGCTTCTAGAAAGATATGCGTTCGTATCACTTGGCTCTAATGCTAAGAATACAGATGGTACTACTAATTATGTAAAAGACATTATCAATGATCGATCAAAATACGTTTGGATGACTGATTTTGATTCTGATATGAAAAATACTCTTGGTTCAAAGGCAGCTGCAGGATCTACAATTGACAGTGGGGATAATTTCACTAAAACAACTGGGGTTCTTAATACAGATATTGATTATAACTTTGGAGGTGGCGTAGATGTTTCAGCAATTTCAAATGCAAACACATTGGCTGGATACGATTTATTTGAAGATAAAGATCAAGTTGAAATCGATTTCTTAATTGCACCTAGATCAGGTAGTAGAACTGATGCTACAACAGTCGTTAACGATTTGGTTGCTACTGCTCAATCGCTAAGAAAAGATTGTGTAGTTGTAGCTTCACCAGCACAAAGTGATATTGTAAACGTAAATAGTACATCAGACATAGTAGCTAACATAGTTGCAACATCTGATACTTTTACTAAGTCATCTTACTTAGTAAATGATGGAAATTATTTAAAAGTTTACGATAAATATAATGATCAATATATTGAAATACCTGCTGCATCTTCAACTGCTGGAATTATGGCTGCTACCGATTTAAACAGAGCACCATGGTTTTCTCCAGCTGGTTCACGAAGAGGCCAATATTTAGGAATCACGTCAATATCATTTACTCCTACTAAACCACAAAGAGATACTTTGTATAAAGCTGGTGTAAATCCAATTGCAAATATTCCAGGAGCTGGTGTAATATTATTCGGCGATAAAACAAAACTGGCAAGACCTTCTGCATTTGATAGAATCAATGTTCGAAGATTGTTCTTAGTATTAGAAAGAGCAATTGGAAGAGCCGCAGAACAAGTACTCTTTGAATTCAACGATGAATTTACAAGAGCTGAGTTTGTTAATATTGTTGAACCAGTATTACGTGAAGTCAAAGGTAGACGCGGTATTACAGATTTCAGAGTAGTTGCAGATGCTACAAATAATACACCTGCAATTATAGATAGAAATGAGTTTATCGCAAGCATCTTCATCAAACCGGCTAGGTCCATCAACTACGTCACACTTAATTTTGTGGCTGTGAGAACCGGCGTCGACTTTGAAGAAGTCGTTGGTACAGTTTAGGAGGTAGAAAATGGCAGTATTAGGCGTAGATGATTTTAAATCAAAGCTGAGAGGTGGCGGGGCACGTCCTAACCTTTTCAAGGCTACAATAAACTTTCCAGGATATGCAAACGGAGATGCTGAACTGACTTCTTTCTTATGCGAAACAGCTCAGTTACCAGGATCAACACTTGGCCAAATAGTCGTACCATTCCGTGGTAGACAATTAAAAATGGCTGGTGATAGAACGTTTGATGTTTGGACAGTCACAATAATAAACGACACAGATTTTGCTATTAAAAATGCAATGGAAAGATGGATGAACGGTATGAATGCACATTCAACCAATACCGGTCTTACAACTCCTGTTGCGTACGAAGCAGATCTCTTTGTTGAACAACTTGATAGATCAGGTGATACACTTAAGAAGTATACTTTTAGAGGTTCGTATCCTCAAGAAATGTCGCCTATTGAGTTAAGTTATGCAAGTAACGATGAAATCGAAAGATTCACTGTAACTTTTGCATACCAGTACTACGATACTGACACTACAAGTTAAGATATAAATAGTAGGAGAGCAGTATTTGCTCTCCTCACTATAAAGGAATTTTAAATGGCAGAAAATACAATTAAATTATTTGGTTTTGAGATAACAAGAACTAAAGGTAAAAAAGTTCTTCAATCACCTGTTCCGCCACGAGACGATGACGGCGCTGGATACGTAACTGCAACTTCAGCCGGTTCACACTATGGCCACTATATTAATATGGACGGCGACGATTCTAAAGATAATGCACAACTTATATTAAAATACAGAGGAAGTGCAATGCATCCAGAAACTGATGCAGCTATTGAAGATATTATAAGCGAATCAATTACAGCAAATGAAATAACTCCTGCAGTATCTATTAACTTAGATAATATACCACTAAGCGCTGGTATTAAAAAACAGATTACAGAAGAATTCGAAAAAATATATAACATGTTAAATTTTAAAGAGCTCGGTCACGATATCTTTAGAAGATGGTATATTGATGGAAGATTATATCATCACTTAGTTGTAGATGAAAGTAACTTAACAGCTGGTATTCAAGAGATACGGTATATGGACGCTGCTAAGATGAGAAAAGTAAAACAAGTGCAAAGTAAAAAAGACCCACTTACTGGTGCAAAACTTATAGAAAAAGTAGATGAGTTTTACATATTTCAAGAAAAACCTGGTGCACAGAATGCAGGTATAAAAATGACACTTGATTCAGTAAGTTACATTACTTCTGGATTATTAGATGAAAATCGTAAAAAAGTAGTTTCATATTTGCATAAAGCGCTTAAACCAATAACACAATTAAGAATGATGGAAGATTCTTTAGTAATCTATAGATTAGCTAGAGCACCTGAAAGAAGAATGTTTTATATTGATGTAGGTAATTTACCTCGAGGTAAAGCCGAACAATATATGAAAGATATAATGGCTAAATACCGTAACAAATTGGTATACGATGCAAAAACTGGTGAAATACGTGATGATCGTAAACACATGTCAATGCTTGAAGATTTTTGGCTACCAAGAAGAGAAGGTGGAAGAGGTACTGAGATATCAACTTTGCCTGGTGGAGAAAACTTAGGACAAATTGAAGACATTATATATTTTCAAAAGAGATTATATAGATCACTCAATGTACCAATGAATAGACTAGAACAAGAACAACAGTTTTCATTAGGTAGAGCTACTGAAATAAGTAGAGACGAACTTAAGTTTCAGAAATTTATTGATAGGTTAAGAAATAGATTTGCTAATTTGTTCTATGACATTTTAAAAAAGCAATTAATAATAAAGAATATTATTACTGAAGATGATTGGAACGCTTGGAAAAATAAATTAACTATTGACTATTCAAGAGATAATCATTTCACTGAATTAAAAGAAGCAGAATTATTAAGAGAAAAAATACAAAGTTTAGATCAGGTATCTCAGTATGTTGGAGAATATTTTTCTAAACAATGGGTACAAAAAAATATATTATTAATGGACGATGATACTATTGCTAATATGGATAAAGAAATTGCGTCGGCGCAGGCGCAAGAACCAGACAATGACCAAGGAGAAATATAATGGATAATGTCGAAAACGTGGAAAATACAAATGATGAAGAAGGTGGAAATCATATACAAGATTTGATAAAAGCTGCTTTGGAAAAAGATTATAATAACGCTAATAAAACATTTGGCGAAGTTATGACTATTAAAATGTCTGACCTATTAGATCAAGAAAAAATTAAAATGGCTGATCAAGTTTATAATGATGCTGAAGAAGAAGAAGAAGAATTAGAAGGTGAGGATATTGAAGAGGAAGAATTAGAAGATGATGATGAAGAGGCCGAAGATGAAAATTCAGTCTAAAACTAAAAAAGTATAAATACTATTAACATGAAAACTTTTTTACAATTAAGAGAATTAGCAGGAAGAAAGCCTATAGGTAAAGTAGTCTTTGATAAAAAGATTAATAGAGTTTCTGTTAGAGTTAATAACGAAAAGAATAAGTTTGTTGCTTATATTGATGGTGATAGGTTAGACGTTTACAATTCTCAGAAAGAAGCCGAAAAGGCCGCAACTGAATTTATGAAACAATATAAAGGAATGAAGTAATGGAAATTAGACCTTTAGCCGCCAAAGTTACTGCAAACGGTAATGGTAATAAAACTACTATAGGCAATGCTCAAACAGTTTACATTTGTGCAACTGCAGATGATTTAATCACTAATGTAACGACAGGTTTTACATTTCAAATGCATGAAAATCAATCTATAGTAATACATAAATCTGCAGGCGACGAAATACATGCAGGCACTGTAACAACGCATTTCACTAAAATAGCATACCCAAGAGGTTAATATGAAATTAATATCAGAATTTGCAGAAAATAAATTAGAATTTTTAATTACTGAAGATAAAAAAACTGGTAAAAAAAATTATGCTATTGAAGGTGTATTTGCACAAGCAGAAACAAAGAATCGTAACGGTCGTATATATCCAATGCCAGTGATGGAAAAAGCACTTGGTAAATATAATAACGATCAGGTTACTAAAGGCAGAGCAGTTGGAGAGTTAAATCATCCGGAAGGACCAACTGTTAACTTAGATAAAGTTTCCCACAAGATCACTGAATTAAAATTTCAGGGTAATGATATTGTGGGCAAAGCATCGATACTGAACACCCCTATGGGAGAAGTTGTTAAAGGCTTACTCGATGGCGAAGTTCAATTTGGTGTATCGACTCGTGGTATGGGAAGTTTGAGCCAGCGTAATGGCGTCGCAGTCGTCAATGACGACTATATTCTAAACGCGGTAGATATCGTGCAAGATCCATCCGCTCCTAGCGCTTTTGTTAATGGGATAATGGAAGGGGTTGAATGGGTTTGGAATAACGGCATTATAGAAGCACAAACAATTGAAAGAATGGAGACTGAAATTAAAAAGGCTCCGCGCGCTGATCTCTATGAGACACAAGTTCGTGAGTTTAAGAATTTCCTCTCGTTATTAAAATCAAAATAAGGAGTCAAAAATGGCTGATAAAGAAATAGTAGATGATCATGACATTGAACTCCATGAAGACGAGAATGAAATCATGGAAGCTCAAGGAACTCACGATCCTAAAAATGCTGAAGCACAGTCAATAGTTGCTGTTGACAAGGCGGGTGAAGCTACTGGTAAGGCTGCAAAGCGTAAAGGTGACAACACTAAGCAAGATCCAATGCCTAAAACTAAAGCAGGAATTATTTCTGCAATGGTTGGTAAAATGCAAGGAATGGACAAAGCAGGACTTTCTGCAATGTTTAAAGGCGAAAGTTACGTAAGTGATGAAGACGCACTTGTTGAAGACCAAGATCAAGTTCATGTTGAAGTTGATTTTAAGGATGATCTTAAAGCACTTGTTAACGAAGAAGCGACATTGTCTGATTCGTTTAAGGAAAAAGCAGAGACTATCTTCGAAGCTGCAATCAATACAAAAGTAAATGTTGAGATTAATAGACTAGAAGAGAAGTACAATGAAGAACTTTCAGAAGAAGTCGAAAGTACTAAAAAGGAACTTGTGGAGAAAGTAGACAGCTACCTAAACTACGTAGTTGAAGGCTGGATGGAAGACAACAAGTTAGCAATCCAAAATGGTTTAAGAACTGAAATTGCTGAAGATTTTATGAATAAATTAAAAGATCTATTCACTGAATCTCACATTCATGTGCCAGAGGAATCTGTTAATGTAGTTGACGAACTCGCAGACACAGTTGAAGAACTTGAGGCTAGCCTTAATGAATCAACTGAGAAGTCTATTCACATGGCTGAAGAGTTAGAGCTATATAAAAGGGAGTCTATCATTAGAGAGGCAACCAAAGATTTAGCTGAAACTCAAATCGAAAAGCTAAAAAGTTTAGCAGAAAACGTTGATTTTGATGACGAAGAAACTTTCGCACAGAAAGTAGCTCAGTTAAAAGAATCATATTTTGCTAAGACAACTAAAACTCAAGAAGATATTGTTGAAGATGATGATGGTCCACTAGTGGAATCAACAGGTTCAATGGATCAATATCTTAAAGCAATTAGAAAAAACGCTAATAAATAGGGAGTCTTAAATGGCACAATCATACGATAGATTGATCGAAAAATGGGCACCGGTTCTGAACGAAGAGTCAGGCGGTAATATTACAGATCATCATAAAAGAGCAGTAACTGCTGCAGTATTAGAAAATCAGGAAATCGCTCTTAGAGAAGAAGGAATGATTACAGAAGCTGCACCAGGAAACGCTACAACTTCTGTAGCTAATTGGAATCCAGTGTTAATTGCGCTAGTAAGACGTGCAATGCCTAACTTAATGGCATATGACATCTGTGGTGTACAGCCAATGGCTGGTCCAACTGGTTTAATCTTCGCCATGAAGTCAAGATACAATGGTGGTGATACAGCAAATAGAGAAGCATTATTCAACGAAGCTGAAACTCAGTTTTCTGGTGATAGTGCAGGTACACATGATTCTGATAATGCATCAGGTCTTAATGTAGCTAACGCTAATGACGTAGCAACAATAGACTCAGACAGACTAACAGCACTAGCTGCTGGTGGTATGTCAACAGCGAACGCTGAAAAGCATGGTTCAGCTGGAGAGACTTCATTTAGAGAGATGGGTTTCACTATTGAGAAAGCTACCGTGACTGCTAAGTCAAGAGCATTAAAAGCTGAATACAGCTTAGAATTAGCTCAAGACCTTAAAGCTATTCATGGTCTAGACGCTGAGACAGAATTGGCAAACATCTTGTCAACTGAAATCTTAGCTGAAATCAATAGAGAAGTTATTAGAACTATTAACTCTCAAGCTAAAACTGGTGCACTACAATCTAACACAGCTGTCAACGGTATTTTTAATATCCAAACAGATGCAGATGGTAGATGGTCAGTTGAAAAGTTCAAAGGACTAGTATTACAAATCGAAAGAGAATGTAATAGAATTGCAATCGAGACACGTAGAGGTAAAGGAAACTTTATCATATGTTCATCTGACGTAGCATCTGCACTATCCGCAGCTAGCATGTTAGATTATACACCTGCACTATCAACAAACTTAAACGTTGATGATACAGGTAATACTTTTGCTGGTGTTATGAACGGTAGAACAAGAGTATACATCGATCCGTACGCAAGTGCTAACTACGTAACTGTAGGATATAAGGGAACTAACCCTTACGATGCTGGTCTATTCTATTGCCCATACGTTCCATTAACAATGGTACGTGCAGTTGGTGAAGATACATTCCAACCAAAAATTGGTTTTAAAACCAGATATGGAATGGCATCAAACCCATACGTAGGTGCTACACCTGCTGATGGACTAGCAGCTGTTAAGACTAATCAATACTACAGAATATTCAGAGTTGACAATATTCTAGGTGCGTAAGTCTTAGTACTTTAAATTAATATTAGAAGAGGGGCGAAAGTCCCTCTTTTTTTTGTATAAATAGAATTATGGCACTAACAACAAACTTCAATTATCTACAACCGACTGGATTTAAGTTAGTTATAGATAGAAAAAATTATCCGAACTTAGAGTTCTTTTGTCAAGATTTCACACATGCTGGCGTTATCATGAATACAGCAGATCTTGGCTATAAAAAGATATCAGCAATACCGTTTATAGGTGATAAACTTACTTATAATGAAATGCTTGCAAATATAATTCTCGATGAAGATATGAAATCTTATATAGAAATGCATAATTGGATGAGAAGGAATCTTGATACAGATAATGTAACTGCACTTGATAGAATTAGAAATGCAACTGCTGTACCAACAGTATCTGATATTACTTTATCAATACTTAATAGTTCCAATAACACTGTGGCGCAGATTATATATAGAGATAGTATACCAACAGCATTAACTGATATTCAGTTTCAAGCTACTAGTGGTGCAGAATCTTTTTTAACGTTTGGTGCTTCATTTAGATTTACTTATTTTGATATTAAAATATTTAATTCTACAACTGGTGCAATAACAGATTCATTTGATGTAACTGGTTCAGTAACCGGTTAATATATTATTGGAGAGATAATGATAGACTTGAAAAAAGTCCACGAAATGTGGCAGAACGATAGCATTATTAATAATGCAAAATTAGACGAAACTTCCAAAAATACCCCTCAGTTACATGCAAAATATCTGCAGTTATGGTCAACTGCAAAATTAGAATTAAGACGCGCTGAATTTGAACAAAAGAAATTACTTAAAGATAAGTGGTTATATTATAATGGTAAGATGGATCATCAAGCAATAAAAGAAAAAGGTTGGGTACCAGATCCTTTTGACGGATTAAAAGTATTAAAAGGAGAAATGGATTATTATTATGATAGTGATCCTGAAATTCAAAAATCAGAAGAAAGAATACAGTATTGGAAAACTGTAGTCGATACTTTATCTGAAATTATAGATAGTTTAAAGTGGAGACATCAGACAATAGGTAATATTATTAAATGGAAACAATTCGAATCCGGAAACTAAATCATTCTGTCATACATGTTGAGTGCGATAGAGGCGTTGGCGCAGAACTTAGAGAGTTTTTTTCTTTCTTTGTTCCTGGTTATAAATTTATGCCAGCATTTCGTAATCGTTTATGGGATGGAAAAATAAGATTATTTAATCAAATTAATGGTCAAATATCTGCAGGATTGTTTCCTCAAATATTGACGTTTGCAGAAAAACGTGAATACGAAATTGAAATATTAGAATCAGATTATGGTAATCCTAGTGAAGGAAATAAAATTAATCCTGAATTTATGATGAAGTTTGTTGAAGCTTTAAATTTGCCGTTTGAAATAAGAGACTATCAGTTTGATGCAGTTTGTACTGGAATACAGAGAAAAAATGCTATACTATTATCACCAACCGGTTCTGGCAAGTCACTTATAATATACGTACTAATGCGTTATCTTATAACATCGTTCGAACAAGATATTCTTGTAATAGTACCAACTACATCATTAGTCGAACAAATGTATAATGATTTTAAAACTTATGGTTATGACGTAGAAAAAAACTGTCATAGAATATATTCGGGTAAAGACAAGAATACAACAAAAAGAATTATAATAAGCACATGGCAATCAATATATAGATTTCAACCAGATTGGTTTAGCAGATTTGGAACTGTATTTGGAGATGAGTGCCATGGATTTAAATCTAAATCGCTTACTACTATAATGAATAAATGTATAGAAGCTGAATATAGATTTGGCACTACTGGAACATTAGATGGCGCGTTAACGCATGAGCTAGTATTACAAGGATTATTTGGGAAAGTTTATAGAGTTACAAGTACCCGAGAATTGCAAGATAGCGACACACTTGCAAAACTTGCTATAAAAAGAATAATACTAGATCATGATGAACAGATTAAAAAGAATTTTGGTAAGAAAACGTATCAAGAAGAAATTGAATTTATAGTAACAAGTGTTAAACGAAATACGTTTATAAAAAACTTAACTTTAGATTTAAAAGGTAATACATTAGTTTTATATAATTATGTTGAAAAACATGGTAAGCCTCTTTATAATATGATTAAAGACGAAGCTAAAGAAAATCGCATGATTTTTTTTGTATCAGGCGGAACTGCAGCAACAGATAGAGAAGCTATAAGAGGAATAGTAGAAAAACAAAAAGATTCTATTATAGTTGCATCGCTTGGTACGTTTAGTACAGGTATAAATATTAGGAATCTACATAATATAGTCTTTGCATCTCCATCTAAATCACAAATAAGAGTTTTGCAGAGTATAGGAAGAGGTTTAAGAAAGACCGATGATGGGAAGAGTACTACACTTTACGATATTATCGATGACATAATTTGGAAGTCACGAAAAAACTTTGGTATATTACATGCTGATGAAAGACTGAGAATTTATGGAAGAGAAAAATTTAACCATAAAACTTATAGAGTAAATCTATGACTATAAAACAATTTAAATTAACAAATAACGAAGAAATAATATGTGAAGTTGTGGAATGGAATACTGGTGATGACGCTGGTGACATTTTGGTAAAACAAGCTTTGAGAGTTATAACTGTTGAAGACTATCAAAAGGGATGGAGGTTTTTTGCTTTTAGACCTTGGATGTCTTTTCAAGATGATCCAGCTTCATTACAAACAATAAATTCATCACATATAATAGTGACAACTAGTCCGTCAAATAATATATTAAAACACTATAAAACATGTTTAACTAGTATAATTGACGACTTAAAACATAATAAAACAAATACAAAAAAAGCATATGCTAATTTTGATGAAATACAGAATGAAATGAGAGATTTAACTGATGATGAAATGGATGACTTTCTAGAAAGAAAATATGGTGCTATTGAAGAAGAAGATAAAATTCTAGATTCTAGCGATAGTAAAATTATTAAATTTAAACCACGTGGTACTTGGCATTAAAGTATATCCCCTTCTCCCCGTATACTCTTTTATTATACCATAGATTCATACGAATGTACACCATTATATTTTCAGTTAAGAGCTAAATTTAACTGTGTACATTTAATGAAAATCAGTGTATAATAATACTATAAAATAAAGGTTTAAACAATGGCACGTAAAAAAAGCATACATTATGTCAACAACTCTGATTTTAGTACAGCAGTAGTTGAATACGTTAAGACAGTAGTTAATGCTAGACAAACAGATATCAAAATTCCAACAGTACCAAATTATATAGCCGAGTGCTTTCTTAAAATAGCAGAAGGATTGTCTCATAAAGGAAACTTTATAAGATACACATATAGAGAAGAAATGGTAATGGATGCAGTTGAAAATTGTTTAAAGGCAATTAGCAATTATAATTTAGAAGCAGCTACAAGAACTGGTAAACCAAATGCATTTGCATATTTTACACAAATAACATGGTATGCTTTTTTAAGAAGAATAGCAAAAGAGAAAAAACAACAAGAAATTAAAATGAAATACATGACTAAATCTGGTTTAGATGCCTTTGTTGATGTTGGTACTGAAGCAGGAGCTGCTGCCACTGCATTACATTTTGTAGATACATTAAAAGATAGAATTGCAAGAGTACGTAATACGGATAATGTGGTAAAAGACATAGTTAAGAAAGAAAAGAAAAAACGTAAAGTAAAATTAGCAGATTCTGACTTAAGCGAGTTTATGTTATGAAGGTAGGTATTACTGCTTCGACATTTGATCTCTTACACGCTGGACATATTGAGATGTTAAGAGAAGCAAAAGATCATTGTGAATATTTAATATGCGCATTACAAATTGATCCTTCTATTGATAGAATAGAAAAGAATAAACCAGTTCAAACCGTAGTTGAAAGGTACACCCAATTATCTGCAGTAAAATTTGTAGATGAAGTTATTCCATATATGTATGAAAGCGATCTTGTAGATATACTTTCTATGAGAAATATAGACGTACGTATACTAGGTGAAGAATATAGAGAAAAAGACTTTACAGGCAGAGATATCTGTAAAGCACGTGATATAGAATTGTACTTTAATAAAAGAGAACATAGATTTAGTACAAGTGATTTAAGAAAGAGAATAACGAATGAAACTAGCAATACTCAATGACACGCATTGTGGCATTAGAAACTCTTCAGAAATATTTTTAGATAATGCAGAAGACTTTTATACAAACATATTCTTTCCGGAATGTAAAAAACGTGGAGTAACTCAAATATTACACTTAGGTGATTATTATGATCATCGTAAATTTGTAAACTTTAAAGCACTTAATCAAAATAGAAGAGTGTTTTTAGAACCTTTACGAAAAAATAATATGGTCATGGATATTATACCAGGCAACCATGATACATATTATAAAAACACTAATGAATTAAATTCATTAAAAGAATGCCTAGGTCATTACATGAATGAAATCCATATAATTATGGAACCAACTGTTATGGAATACGGTTCTTTAAGTATGGGATTACTTCCATGGATATGCTCAGATAATTATGATCAATCAATGAATTTTATAAGAGATTGTAAAGCCGATTGGTTAGGTGCACATCTTGAATTGGCTAACTTTGAAATCGGTAGAGGCATTATGGCACATGGCGGTATGGATCCAAAGCTATTTCATAAGTTTGAACAAGTATTATCTGGTCATTATCACACAGCTTCTAAAAGAGATAACATATGGTACTTAGGTAATCCTATGGAGTTCTTTTGGTCTGATGCGCATGATACAAAGTACTTTCATATTCTTGATACTGAAACAAGACAAATTGAAAAAATACAAAATACTTACACTTTATTTGAAAAAATAGTGTACAATGACAAAGAAGTATGTTATAATAACTATAATAAAAACTTATCTAAAAAGTTTGTTAAAGTTGTTGTAGCAGAAAAATCTGATCCATTTACGTTTGATAGGTTCATTGATAATATACAGAATCAAGATATTTACGAACTAAAAATAGCAGAAAATTTTAATGAGTTTATGGGTCAAAACGTTGAAGACGAAGATATGAATTTTCAAGATACAGTTGAAATAGTTGATTCATATGTTGAAGCAGTAGATACAGATTTAGATAAGAGTAAGATTAAGATCCAAATGAGAGAATTGATGACGGAAGCGCAGGCACTTGAAATAGCATGATAAATTTTAAATCTATAAAATATAAGAACTTTTTATCTTCAGGAAACACTTTTACTGAAATACCTTTAAATAAAGATAAGTCTACACTTATTGTTGGCCAAAACGGTGCAGGCAAATCAACAATGCTAGATGCTATATCATTTGCGTTGTTCGGTAAACCTCATCGTAAAATTATGAAGAACCAATTAGTTAATTCTATTAATCAAAAACAAGCAGTTGTTGAAGTAGAGTTCTCTGTAGGTGCTGCACACTTTAAAATTATAAGAGGTATAAAGCCAAACATATTTGAAATATGGAAAGATGGTACTATGATTAACCAATCTTCTCATTCATTAGAATACCAGAAGATCCTTGAGCAAAATATACTGAAACTTAATCATAAAAGTTTTCATCAAGTTGTAGTTTTAGGTTCTTCCTCTTTTATACCTTTCATGCAACTGAATGCAGGCCATCGTAGGAATGTTATTGAAGACCTTCTGGATATTAATATTTTCTCTAAGATGAATCTTATTATAAGAGAAAGAAATTCTATATTAAAAGAAAGTATCACCAGAATAAGTAACGATACTAATATTGTCAAAAGTAAAATAGAACAACAGGCAAAGTACATTCGTGATATTGCTGCTCTTACACAAGAAAATAAAAACAAATACGAAAAACAAGTTTCAACTGGTAGAGAAAGAATAACTAAACTTCAAAAAGAAAATAGTGAATTAAGTTTAGCACTAGAATCTAGTACAGCAATTGATGAATTGAAAGAACTACAAACACAAAAGAATAAAGTCATTGGTGAAATTGCTACTATAAAACAAGAAATGAAATCGGTTGCAAAACGCGGTATGTTTTTAGAAAAAAATGATGAGTGCCCTACATGCGATCAGCCTATAGCTAATAAAGATAAACTTATATCAGAAACAAAAAGTGAAGCGCATAAAGTTCAATCTTCTTTAAATACAGTGCAAATAAATGGCAGCTCTATAGATAATGACATATCAGCATTAGAAGAAATCATTAAAGATATAAAAGAAAAGACCGATACTATTAATGCAAATAATAGAGAAATCATTTCAGTAACACAAAACAATGATGAGTTACAAAAATATTTAGAAACTGAAGTGTCAGCCGATTTAACTGGTGCACGCAATGATTTAGAAACAATGAACAACGATAAAGAAAGTTTATTTGAAGAGAAGCTTAAGTTAAATGAACAGTTTGGTTATAACAATGTCATTGCTGAAATGCTAAGAGATACTGGCATTAAGACAAAGATTATTAAGCAGTATTTACCTACTATTAATAAACTTGTTAACCAGTTCCTGCAAACTCTGGACTTCTTTGTATCTTTCAACTTAGATGAAAGTTTTAATGAAACAATAAGATCAAGACACAGAGATGATTTTACTTATGATTCATTTAGTGAAGGTGAAAAACAAAGAATAGATTTATCATTACTATTTACATGGAGGCAAATTGCTAAAATGAAAAACTCAGTAGCAACTAACTTATTAGTACTTGATGAAACATTTGATTCATCACTTGATCATGACGGTATCGAAAACTTATTAAAAATATTATCAATGATGGACGCTAATAGTAATACGTTTATTATATCACATAAAGGAGATATTTTAGATGGTAAGTTTGAGTCCAAAATTGAATTTGTAAAAGATAGAAATTTTTCTAAGATAAAAAATTAAATGAAATTAACTGTGTACATTTACGTGAATGTATGGTATAATACTATTATAAAATGAAAAAAGGAAGGTTATAAATTATGGAATTAAGTGAAAGCACTTTACAAGTTTTAAGAAACTTTTCAGGTATTAATCAAAATTTATTGATTAAATCTGGATCTAATATTAAAACTATTAGTGAAGCAAGAAACGTAGTAGCAACTGCCGATGTTACTGAAAGTTTTGAAAAAGATTTCGGCATATACGATTTAAATGAATTTATTGGAGTAATGGGTTTAGTTGATACTCCAACATTGAAATTTGATGAAGACTTTGTTACTGTTTCAGATTCATCAGGTAGATCTAAAGTAAAATATTTCTATGCTGCTGAAGAAACATTAACAGCACCCACTAAAGACGTTACTATGCCAGAAGCTGATGTTAAGTTTGTATTAGACAATGATACTCTTAACAAGTTAAAAAAAGCTGCATCGACTTTAGGTCATAGTGAAGTATCAATAAAAGCAAATGGCGGCATATTAAGTTTGTCAATCATTGAAAGTAAAAATGCAACTTCAAACGCTTTTTCAATTGATATCGATGGTGAATTTAAACAGGACGCTGCATTTAATTTCATTATAAGCATTTCTAATCTTAAGATCCTCCCTGGTGACTATGATGTAGAAATATCTTCTAAACTAATAACGCAATTTAAAAACAAAGAAATACCTTTAAAGTATTGGATTGCACTTGAAAAAACATCAACTTACGGAGTATGACATGTCAGATAATATAACTCAATTAAAAGATCTTGCTAATAAAGCAAGCAGAAGTACAGTAGCAGTAATTGATGCTGTTACACAAAGAGGCGGATTCAAAGGCGAAGAGCTTTCAACTATAGGTAGCTTAAGGGATCAATGCATTCAGATCATTCAAATAAGTGAAGCACTTCAGCAAGAAGATGCTATGAAAGATAGCAGCGCAGCACCCGCAATTGCAGAGCCTGCAAACGACAAGCCAAAGAAGTAATGAGTACTGACTTTTTATGGGTCGAAAAGTATAGGCCTAAGGTTGTAGCAGATACGATCTTACCTGAATCTTTAAAATTAACCTTCCAAAAGATAGTCGACGGTGGTGAACTTCCTAATATGTTGTTCACTGGCACCGCCGGCTTAGGTAAGACCACAGTCGCCCGAGCTCTATGCAATGAGCTCGGCTGCGATTTTATTCTTATCAACGGATCTGAAGAAGGTAATATTGATACGTTAAGAACTAAGATAAAACAATTTGCATCGTCTGTTTCATTACAAGGCGGTTATAAAGTTGTTATATTAGATGAAGCTGACTATCTCAATCCACAATCTACACAACCAGCATTGCGCGGTTTTATAGAAGAGTTTTCCAATAACTGCAGATTTATTCTTACATGCAACTTTAAAAACAGAATTATCGAGCCACTACATTCACGATGTGGTGTATATGAATTTAACACATCTAAAAAATCTATGATTGAGTTGTGTGAATCCTTTATGGCTAGATGTAAAACTATTTTAGATAATGAAAAAATTGAATACGACGACAAACCACTAGCTGAACTTATAATGAAATTTGCACCTGATTGGCGTAGAGTATTAAATGAATTACAAAGATATTCTATTAACGGCCGCATCGATTCAGGTGTTGTAGCTAATCTTCAAGATAAAAACTTTGATGATTTGTTTTCTCATTTAAAAAATAAAAATTTTAAAAGCATGAGATCTTGGGTAGTAAACAATATAGATACAGATGCAAGCGCTATTTTTAGAGCTATTTACGACAGAATGATGGACAAAGTTGCACCACAATCGATACCACAACTTGTTCTTTTGCTTGCAGACTATCAATACAAAAATGCATTTGTTGCTGACCACGAACTTAATGTGGTGGCATGTTTAACGGAGGTAATGTCAGATGTCCAATTCAGATAATTTAACTTTATATACACAAGATGATTGTAATTATTGCCATATAATGAAAAAGAAACTTGCCGAGTGGGATTTTAAATATAGAGAAATAAATATAAGTTATGATCTATTCGCTAAAGAGTTTTTAAAAGAACGTGGCCATAGAACAGTACCTCAACTTTATTTAAACGAATTACATTTAAATAAATTTCCAACTACAGAACTTACTAAAAATCATGTTGTAAAAGAAATTGATTATGAAAATTATGTAGGTGGTGTAGAAAGCTGGGCTCCTCTTAAAAGTGCTGTGTAATGAGTGACAACGATATAATGTTAGAATATCTTAGATCTTCTATAGATCATAATGGAATATATAGATGTTCTCCTGGAAAATGGCTTATGGGTAAAGCTCCAAATACATCTTACAGGTGGCAGTTTTATCTCAGAAGGTGTATGTTTACTCCACAATTCAGTATTACTTCTGCTGAATATTTAATTAAGAAATTAAACAATCCTAATAATATTCAAATTGCAGCGGTTGAAAGTGCTGGAGTACCTCTTGGTATTGCTATGTCAAACATACTAGGCGTACCCCTTCTTACAATTAAAACTGAACGTAAAAAATATGGATTATCGAATTGGACTGAAGGTACTATTACTGGAAAACCAATTCTGCTCGTTGACGATTTAGCTGGTTCTGCTAGTTCTCTTAAAAATGCAGAATATGTTTTAAAAAGTTATAATCTTCCAGTTGCAGATGAATATGCTGTACTTATTAATAAAACACAAGGTACACACCAAATCAATTATCTTGAAGAAAAAACATTGCACTTTCTATTTACTTGTGAAGATTTTTCGATGAGTTGGAAAGCCTATGTTGACCGATACAATAAAGAGCCAAACTTTGGTAGTTGGGCTTAAACTAGAAAGAATATCATGAATCCATTTGAATACTCAAACGCAATAAATTATACTAAAAAGAATATTATGATTGACGATATTACTGAAAAAGCGTATTCGTCATACATGATCAATAGACAGCTGTCATACTTTCCAGATACAGTATTAGCTGCAAATGAGATGAACCGTAACCATCATCTTGATAACCGCCTTCAATTTGATTTTTTTATAAATATAATTAGAAAACGTAAAAGGTTTTCTAAATGGTTCAAACCTGAACAGATTAGTGACTTGGATGTGGTTAAAAAATATTATGGCTATAGCAATGAAAAAGCCCGACAGATTTTACCTTTACTTTCCACTGATCAAATAACTGAATTGAAAAGTAAGGCGGTAAAAGGTGGAAGAAAATAACATTGTAGAATGGAATCCAGCAAATATGCTGGAAGTCACATTAAATGAGCCAGACGATTTTCTTAAAATTAAAGAAACACTTACTCGTATAGGCGTAGCATCGCGTAAAGACAATAAGCTTTATCAGTCTTGTCATATACTACACAAACAAGGCAGATACTTTATCGTGCACTTTAAAGAGTTGTTTCTATTAGATGGAAAAAAGTCTAATCTTGAAGAAAATGATGTCGGCCGTAGAAATACTATAGCAACATTAATGAGTGATTGGGGATTATTAACTGTAGTAAATAAAGAACAGCTACAGCCAACAGCACCTTTAAGACAGATTAAAATAATTTCTTTTAAAGATAAAGATAAATGGGAATTGTGTCCAAAATATAATATTGGTAACAGTACAAAATGACCAGCAAAGACGAGAATGAAATCTTCTATGCAGTAAAAGGTCATTTGATACCAAGTCACTGGAGTCGAAAAGATATAGACGCCATGACTGATAGTTATATCAAAAGACTTTGGGGTAATTGTGAACGTTTACCTCGTACTTCGGAAGCTTTTGAAAAAGCCTGGGAAAAAGCAACGCGTATACCATTTGGTACTTGCTAAAAAGAAAAATTTGGACCTACTGGTTTAAATTAGAAATTAAGATACTATATATATTATAGAGGCGCCGATAACCGGGTCTCGTACAACCTTGCTAGTCAATAGGAGGCAATTATGACTAAGAACTTTATTTACCCAAGAAACGCTTTCTTGGGATTCGATCACATTTTCGACCAGCTAGAAAATATTCATAGCCACGCGAAAGATACGTACCCACCATATAATGTAGTCAAACACGACAATATGAAATATGAAATAGAAATGGCTGTAGCCGGATTTAAAAAAGACCATATCGATATTGAAGTAAAAGACCACGTTATGAACATTATTGGTAATAGACCTAAGCGTAGAGAACAAGACGCATATGTCCATAAAGGTATTAGTGCTCGAAAGTTTTCAAGATCATTTAGACTGTCCGAATATACGGAAGTAGACGGTGCAGACATTCAGGACGGCATACTATCTGTTCAATTAAAGGTAGTCCTACCAGAAGAGAAGCGACCTCGGAAAATTAAAATTAATTAACGAGGAAAATTAAATGACAACTTTAACTACAACATATAATGTCACATGTCAAATATGTGAATACGTTACTAACGCAATTAAAAATACTGTCCAATCTATGATAAAAAACAGACAATTGGCAGCAAATGCGGAAGTTGCTAGACAACTACAACAACTTGGATTCTACGGAAGAGATGATGATTTAAAGCATATTATTATGCAATTAAATGATAGAACTTCTAAAGAATATGAAAAAAGATCTTAATGTAGTTTAACTATATGGATTAGGCGGGCACTGCCCGCCTTTTTTATTATAAATAGTATTTTATAAGGAGATATAGCATGAATATAGATGTATTAAGAAAAGAACTTGAATTGGATGAAGGAGTTAAATATGAAATTTACAACGATCACTTGGGTTATGCCACTTTTGGGATTGGGCATTTGGTTATTGATTCTGATCCAGAACACGGACAAGAAATTGGAACAGCTATCTCAAAAGATAGAGTTATTGAAGCCTTCAATTCAGACGTCCAAATCGTGCTCGCAGATTGTGAGCAATTATATTACGGATTTAATGTCTTGCCAGAAGAAGTCCAACTAATCATTGCTAACATGATGTTTAATATGGGAAGACCTAGACTTTCAAAGTTTAAAGGTATGAAAGCTGGTGTTGACGCACAAGATTGGAATAAGGCAGCAGATGAAATGATAGACTCTGCGTGGTATAGACAAGTTCCAAATAGAGCCGGAAGATTAGTTAAAAGAATGAAGGCACTGGCTTAATGACTGACTTAGACTTTGATTTTGGTTTTACTGCAGTAACCGAAGATGAATTGGATGTAGTAAAGAAAACACAAGAAGAAGTTAGTGGCAAAGAACACTTATTAACATCTAAGCAAGATACACTTGACAACCTTTATAATGCAATAATGCCTTTGTTATCAAATTTAAAGAAAAATCCAGAAAAAGAATATATTCTCTGGCCTAACAGACTACAAAAAGTTGAAGAATTCGAAGATCATATTAATAAGATATATACAAATAATAATAAATAAAAGTAAAATAATCCTTTACTTTTGCAAAAAACTATGGTATAATAACTATAATGATTAATTTTAAAACATATTTAGAAGAGGCTGCTGGAAAAGGTTTAACTATATTTGATATAGATGAAACTATGTTTATAACTAAAGCTCAAGTACATGTAGTAAAAAACGGTAAAGTTGTTAAAAAACTAGATAACCAAGAATTTAATACGTATAAGAAAAAACCTGGTGAGGATTACGACTTCGGGGAATTTAAAAACGCTGATGTTTTCCAAAAGACATCCACACCAATTGCAAGAATGATTAACAAAGTCAGAGCAATACTTAAGAATGCTACAAAGGCAGGATCTAAAGTTATTATTGTAACCGCAAGACCTAACTTTGACAATAAGAAAACATTTCTAGATACATTTAGAAATCAAAGAATTGACATAGATAAAATTTATGTTGAAAGAGCTGGTAACTTAGGTTCAGGCCCAGCTGCAGATAATAAAAAGATTATTTTTAAAAAATACTTAGATCAAAAAATATATAAAAGAATAAGATTATTTGATGACGCTATGTCTAATTTAAAAATGTTTTTATCATTACAAAAAGACTACCCGGATGTTTCTTTTGAAGCATTCCTAGCAAAACCAAACGGCTCTGTTTCTAGAGTACGATAACAGGAGATTATAATGAATACGAAGACAATCGCGGCAGTGGCGACACTGGCATTTTTGTTTTGTTTTTCGGCATTTGCTGATAAAACAAAAGTAGGTTTTATCTATATTGGCCCAACAGGCGATCATGGATGGACTTATAGACATGATATTGGAAGACAAGATGTCGAAAAACATTTTGGTGATAAAGTTGAAACGACTTTTATAGAAAGTGTGAAATATGGACCTGATGCTGAAAGAGCAATCAGAGCTATGGCAAAAGACGGCATGGATATTATATTTGCTACTTCATTTGGTTACATGGAACCAATGTTGAAAGTTGCTAAAGAATTTCCAAATATTAAGTTTGAGCATGCTACTGGTTATAAGACTAATGATAATATGTCAGTTTATT